CATGAGACTGCACTTTTGTGCAGTCCATGGATCTTTATGTTCGTATTATGTTGCTGATTACAGCTTTATCTTGCCTTATGGTAAGGGCTTATATACCTCACTCACGTGGTGAATCGTTTATATAGCTCCCCATAAGGGGAGATATATAGACGTTCATTTAGGTGTTGTATACTGTGTTGAATTAGTTTCAAATGCGTTCGCGATATTTCGTTATTCTCGCTGACTGAGAACAGTCAAAAACCTTCGAGGTAACTCACTTGAAGAAAGTGTTATAAGAGAACTATGTTAGACGGTTTGCCTCAACCGTTGTCTGAACTATGTTTCTCGAAAGTAGGACCTGTTTGCGCTTAGACAGGAGGAAGACTAAATAAGCTTTGAATTAAACTTTTTGTCAGGTCTAGAGAGCCTTATGTTATGGGACTTTATTCACCCCTTAGACATTAAAATCATTTTCTAATATGTTTAACTCTTTTACCGATTTTACTAAACCGGAACCTGTGGACTTAATCTGTCCCAAATTGTCCAGTCAAATGGACACCAAACAATGTGCAGCCTATGTTGCTGCACAATCAGAGGATGCTATTGACATCTTCGCCAAATTTTGGACGAGTGCTCGTTCTGACTTGAGCACCATCCTACCACCAAACGCTTTGCGTTTGGCCGAAAATCTTACTATGTTGTTTATCAACTGGAAAGAATGCCAGACTATGTCTGGATTTTTGTCTTCTTTGGTTTTGTTTTTGAACAACCATATGGAGACTTCCGCGATGACTTTAGTTGCTCGTGCCATTTCGATGGTATTTGATCAATCTATTGAGCTCGTTGCTGGAGCTTTTGTGTACGATAGCCAGTTCGGAGCTATCGATTTCACTCCATTCAAAGCCGTACTCTCGAACTTTAAGAGTGTGGCCAATTCAAAAATTGCTTCTCAGCTGATGACCATTTTAAGTATGGTCGTTACAGCTGGACTCATTAAGCAAACTTCCTTAGAATTTTCTTGGGGAGGTTTTGAGCTTTTTAAGGCTCAGGCACTTCGGAAACAAGTGCATGCTGGAGATTTTATTGAAGCAATTATGGACACTATTGTTCTTTTTGGTGAACGCGCTCAGCGCTGTTTTGCCGGAGAGGGTGTTTCTGCATTTTTTGCAGATAACTCGTTGATTGATTATGATCAGGAGTATACCCTTATTGTGTCCAAAGTTCCTCTTTTGGAAGTTGGAAAGTTGTCAGAAATTGATATGGACGAACGAGAATTTGATCGTCGTCTTGATAGTCTGACAAATTTGACTGCCGAATATTTGAGGAATTGCAAAGCTGGTGAGCGCACTTATTATTCTGTGCGTCTTGAGAAACTTAAGTCCATTAGGACTAAGTTGATTCTCGCGCAGAGAAAGAGTGTTCGCCATGCTCCTTATGGCATTTTGCTTGCTGGCGGTTCATCCGTTGGCAAGTCGTCCTTGGCTGCTGCACTAGTTCGTTATGTGTTGCAAGTCAATGGTAAGGATGCCAGTGATGAGAGCATTATTACTCTGAATGAATTTGATAAATTTCAATCGGAGTATCGTTCTCGTCATTCTGGCGTTATCTTTGATGATTTAGCAAATGGGAAAATTGAAACCACTGAGGGAAATCCGTTGATGAAAGTTATTCAATTCATTAACAATATTCCTCAGGCGGCTTTGAATCCTAATGTTGAATTGAAAGGAAACGTCATGATTGAACCTGATGTTGTTTTGGGAACCACGAATATTAAGCATTTGAATGCTTATTTTTATTCTGTGGAACCTTTGGCGATTATTCGTAGGTTCGATCCTATTATTACTGTCACAGTTAAGAAAGAATTTCAGAAGAATGATTCTCAGATGCTTGACTCTAAGAAAATTGGAGTCGAAAATTTGAAGGAGATTCCTGATGTTAATCTTTTTGACGTGCAGTATGCGTGTGGTGAAGGAAATAATATTCAATATAAATTCCACACATATAAAGGTCAAGTTTTGGAGCAAGTTACTATTGCTACTCTGCTCGCCTTTCTTCGCGATGAATCGCGTGCTCATTTTGAAGCGCAGCGTGTTTTTGTAGAAAAACAGCGTTCTTTGAGTAAGTTCACTTTGTGTGAACACAGCATGCTTCCTTCTCTTTGCAATGAATGTTGTAAACTAGATTGTCAATCTGGGATTGATTTCCAGTTGACAGAACGTTTATTTGCTGTTGAGAGTTGCATTCTGTCGCGTTATTCGCATTGTGCTTCATTATTATTGCACACGCGCTTTGGAAAATTACTTTCTTATGGTCTTGCTAGAAAGACCATCAAAAGTGATTTTCTCACCATTGGAATTGTTTATTTGTTACTGTGTTTTAGCATTTTGTTTGCTTCTTGTCCCTTTTCATATAAGGGATGGGCATTGATGCTTATTTCCATTGGTGCTATTCTAGTTGCCTTCTTGTCTATTGAGAAGAGGCGCTTGGATATTGTGCGCGATCTTTCTACTTTGCCTAATCCCTCGAAACTTATCAGGGATGCTGTGGACAAGGTTAATGGAAAGATTTTTATTGCTTCCATCTTCGGATTTGGAGCTGTTCTTATGATTTACCGCTTGTACAAGAAGTGGAAGTCACAAATGATGGCTCCGATCACAGAATTTAAGACTTCTGAAGAAGGTCTTGCGAATAGGCAGGAGTTTTGGACTCCACCTGATCGTAGTGATATCCAGAAAATTCCGGTTTCGCCGAAGTGCGCTACTGGAACTTTCCAGGAGATGGAGTTAGTTGTAAAGAAGAATATTTACAAATTGTCTTGTGTTTGGAAGAGTGATGGAAAGACTCGTTTCAATTATGTCATTCCTATGAAGAATGATGTTTTATTGATTCCGAGTCATAGCATTCCAAAAGACGGTGGTATTTCGACTATTTATATGCGAAATAACCGCGTTGTGCGTTCTTCAGTTAATGCGCAAAATACTTATAAAATTCCTGATACGGATTTGGCCTTATGGTATTGTCCAGAATTTGGACCTTCCAAGGATTTGACTAAGTATTTGCCTATTGCGTATCCAGAACGTGATTTCTTTGCCACTATGGTGCATTTTGTTGAAGATGCCCCAGTTACCACTTCGTGGTTTATTGCTAATCCAGGAGTATTGGATACTACTCAGGGTGGAGTGTTCAAAGGATTTAAATATTCTTTGGATTTTCCAACATATGATGGATTATGCATGGCTCCCATTTTGGGAGAAGCTCCTTTGCCTTTTATTGCCGGCTTTCATTTAGCTGGCAAAGGAAACAAGGGGGGTTGTGGGCGATTAACGCAGGCAGACTTCGATTCTGCTTTGTGTGCGTTAGAATCGCGCCCCCACATTTTGACTTCGCATTCGCGGACTAACTTTGACACTGTTGTTATGGGTGTTGATGTTGGACCGTTGCGAGCACCTCAGGAAGATTCTGTTGTGCTTAAAATGGATCAGGGGCCAAATATGTTGGTCTTAGGCGAGACCAGTTTGCCACGTGGCCGTTTTTACTCTGCAGTTAGAACACATCTTATTTCGAAAGATGTTGCAGAGATTATGGCCTTGCCTAAAATACATGGAAAACCTTACCAAATGGATGATCCTATTCATTGGGAGGTTGATTTGGACAACAAATGTCATACAGCTTTTGCTTTCGAAGATGAATTCGTAGCTAAGGCAGTTATTGATTATGATACTAGTGTCCAGTCGTATTTTAGGCAGCATCCTGAGAAATTATCCGAGGTAGGAAAAATTTCTGATGATGCTAATCTTGCTGGGATTGACGGCGTTGCGTATTTAAATGCCATCAATCTTAAAACTTCCAAAGGTTTTCCAACCGGCGGCAGTAAAACTTCTGTTATTCGACGTACTGAGCGATACGTTCAAGGAATTTCTGATCCTTTGGATATGGATCCAGAGTATTGGGCAGAAGTAGCAAGGATGGAGGATATTTTGAAGCGCGGAGAAACTGTTAATACAGTTTTTAAAGGCGCTTTGAAGGATGAACCCACAAAAATCGGAAAAACGAAAGTCCGAGTTTTTGCTGGAAGTAATCTTGCCTTCACTCTTTTAGTTCGCAAATATTATTTGACACTTGCCAAATTGATGCAAACTAATCCTCTTGTTTTTGAATGTGCTGTTGGTGTTAATGTTGAGTCCCCACAATGGACCACATTTATGCAACATGTTCGAAAATTTGGAGAGGACAGAATCATTGCTGGAGATTATAAATCTTTTGATGGCCGTATGTCACCAAAGTTTATGGCTTCGGCATTTAAAATCCTTATCAATATTGCGCGATTGAGTGGGAATTATGATTCTGAAGATCTTGAGATCATGAAGGGTATTGCAACGGAGATTTGCAATCCTCTTTATGATTTCAACGGAATTTTGGTGCAAGTCTTTGGATCTAATCCTTCGGGACATCCTTTGACTGTCATCATTAATTCCATAGTTAACAGTTTGTATTTGCGATACTGTTACTATAAACTTCACTCGAAGAAGTGGTTTGGAGGAAAATTGCCACTTTTCCGTGAAGTTGTTGCTGCTCTCACATATGGTGATGATAATGTGATGGGAGTGAAGCATGGATTCGAATGGTTCAACCATACCGCAATTGCTGACGAGTTGGCCGAGTGTGGGATTACCTACACTATGGCTGATAAAGAAGCTAAATCAGTACCTTTTATTAAGGCTGGTGAGGCTTCGTTTTTGAAGCATTATGCTGTTTGGGATGATGAACTTAAGTTGTTTAGGGCTCCTATTGAGGAAGCTTCTATTCAAAAGATGCTTCATTGTCATCTGGAATCCGAGGCTTTGACCGATAAAGAATTTGCAGCTGAAGCTATTACCAATGCGGCAAATGCTTATTTCCAATTTGGAAAAGAGGTCTATGCAACACGTGTTGCGCAGTTGGCCGAAGTTGCTCACAAGAACGGTGTTCCTGTTCGACCAGAGGTGTTCGCTCCCTACGAAGAGCGTATTCAGAATTACAGAGAGAAGTACTCTCTGGAGTAATTCGTCTTAGCTCAAAGACTTTAAATACGTGAGCTCGCCGGAACCATCCGGCGGAATACGTTGAAAATGGTATGTGTATATTGATTACGGTGATAACTTAGAAGTTCCAAATCCTTTTTGTATATTAACGCTTGTACATATTACGCATTCCCCTCGTGGAATACCCTTATTTAAGGGCGAGATTAGCGATCTCGAAAATTTTGGCTCTGAGGCGACACATTAAGCTGTGTGTTGACCTTATGTAAAATAAAATGTAGCTTACTAGTATATTTCGTGATAATAATAATAGTTATGATTTTAATTTTATGCCAGTACCCGATCTGCGACACCAGATCGAGTCTTATGAGGCTAAGTGTCAGAGGTTGGAGACGGATATCGACAATCTCAAGAGATCTCTTGCGCGTAAATACGCTCACTGCAATCGTCTTAAGGAAAAGCTTTCGCGTTTGTCGCAGGAGCTTGCCCTTTCGTCGCAAACTGCTCTTATTCCTGATGCAGTTGATAAAGTGGGGAATTTATTGCGTGCATGTTGGATCTCAGACAATTTCTCTTCTTCAGAATGTGAAGACTATCTTGTTGATTCATGTGATGGTATTGTTCCATTGTATGAAGACCAAAAGTATAAGTCTCAATCTGGTTCTGAGGCGGGGCAGACAACTGATGCAGCGGACACCGTTGAGCAGCAAATTGCTTCTTATGATGATGGTGCTGCTGGCTTTAAGACAGTTGTGGAAGGTTCTTATGAAGCAACCATGAATCCTGGCTTTAATAGTGCCGCGGATATTGGTGGCTTTTTGGGTCGTCCTTCCAAAATTTTTGACTACGATTGGATCGTTGGTCAGCAAGCATATTTGCGATTTAATCCTTGGCAGTTATTTTTCGAGGACCTTAAAGTCGCAGATAAAATCCGCAATTTTAATTTGTTGCGGTGCAAACTTCATTTGAAGTTTGTTATTAACGGCGTGGCATTTCATTATGGTCGGTTAATGGTTTCTTATAATCCATTGCCTTCTCAAGATAATCTCACGGTTAACCGTTTGGGAATTACTGAAGACTTGGTTGGAGCTAGTCAAAAACCACATGTCTTCTTGAATCCCACTACGAGTGAAGGAGCTGAAATGGTTTTACCATTTTTCTTTTACAGGAACTATATGCAGATTCCAGATGCTGATTATAGATTAATGGGAGAGTGTTTTCTCAATTCTTTCCAAATCTTGCGTCAAGCTAATGGAGGTACTGATCCTGTACGAGTCACTTGTTTTGCTTGGGCTGAAGATGTTGTGCTTACAATGCCTACATCTCTTGATCAACCATCACCTGCTGCACAAGTATTATCACCTGGTAATGATCTACTTGTGTCGCAATCCGGTATGGCTGATGGTATTCAGCGCAGACAATCCAAAGCAACACGCATTGATGAGTATGGTATGGGAATTATTTCCAAACCTGCTTCTGCTGTTGCTAAAGCTTCTGGAATGTTGGAGTCTATTCCAATGTTGTATCCTTATGCCAAGGCAACGTCCATGGTATCTAGTGCTATTGCTGGCGCTGCTAGGCTTTTCGGATACAGCCGACCTCCTATTGTCACCGATATTCAGCTTTATAAACCTTTTCCTCAAGGGAATTTAGCTAATGTCGATGCTTCTGAGGCAGTTTCCAAGTTAACTCTTGATAGTAAACAGGAGATAACTATTGATCCCAGAACAGTCGGTTTGGGACCTGAAGATCAGATGAGTGTTAAATCTATTGTTACTCGAGAGAGTTACTTAACACAATTCAACTGGTCGGAACTGGATCAGCCGGGAGGTCTATTGTGGAATTCTTACGTTACGCCAGATTTATTGGCAAATTTGAACGGTGAATTGCACATGACTCCTATGTGTCATTATGCTAAAATGTGGGAATATTGGCATGGAACTATTAAATTTAGATTTCAAATAGTTGCTAGTTCTTTCCACAAGGGGCGTATTTTGGTGAGATACGATCCCGCTTTTACAGCTACACCCATTGAATTCAATACTGGCTTTAGTCGTATTGTGGACATTGCCCAAGAGCCTGACTTTGAAATTGAAGTTAGTTGGGGTAATGCTATTCCTTTTGTTCGGGTGGATGACACTTCAGTGGAGCGTTATTCTGGTGGTGCTCGATTGGCGCGCGATACAGCGCGTACCAACGGTATGATCGAATTGTCGGTTATTAACACGCTGACAGCTCCAACTGATGACAAACCCATTGCAGTTAATGTGTTTGTCAGTATGGGGGATGACTTCAAATTTGGAAGTCCCTCTTCTTATTTTAACAATTATAGCGTTTTTCCTGAGCAACCAGCAGCTCTGGTTGAAGAGGAAAAATTGGATTCGCAGTCTGGAGAAGATGCATCTTGTGCTATGTTAAATGAGAAACCAACGGAAAACAAACCGACTTCACCTGCTGCAATTATGCAGGTGTCCACTCCGAGTAATCCTACTGATGAAACTATGTCAGTTTTCTTTGGAGAGAGTGTCACTTCGATTCGTGAATTTATGAAACGTTATGTTTATTATCGTTTCTATTCACGTGATTCGACTGCCACTGTTGGACAGTTATCCATTTGGTCCATTGCTAGTTCCGGCTTGCCTGCTTGTCCAGGTTATGATCCTACTGGATCTGATACAGTCGGAGGCAACAATGCAACTGTAGTCACCAATACAGCAGTTGCATATTTTAGAGTGTGTTATGCAGCTTGGAGAGGCAGTTTACGAAAGAAATTTGTCTTCCAAGGGTCTCCAACGAATAGTAATATTTTCGTATATCGAGACCCAGTTGCATCTCAAGTAATCAGTTCTACTGATGATGTTGCTACTACAAACTTTAACCGCTTCGCTTTATCGCGTGGAGGTGATGTAACAGCACAGGGCCCAGCTATGACGCCTTTGGGTCAGAACTCAGTCCTAGAAGTCGAAATTCCTTTTATGGAAAATATTCGTTTCTTTGGACCGCGTTTTGCGCGTCGTACAACGACATTTAGTACACCAGTCACAGTTCGTGAACAAAATGTTGTTGAAAGTCTTGCGGGACCAAATACTATTTCTTCACAAAGCAGAACAGCCCAGGAGTGGGTTGCAGCTGGTGAAGATTTCACACTCTTTTTCTATACAGGAGTCCCAATTCTGTATAGATATAATTTAACGAACATTTAATGTTCGTTATGTGGCGACCCGCCACGTTAAATAATGGGTAACTCACAACGTAAGAGAAATAAATACGTTTGTGGGAATCTACTGATGCAGTCCAGTAGTACGGTGAGGAATCATCGTGGCGGTATCGCCCTCTAATATTAAATTCTAGAATTTTTGCCTTGGAGGGTTATACCCCCCAGGACGCTTTTTGTCTAGAATGCAATTTTAGAAGTCGGACCGTCAAATTTCAGACCACTGCTAGGGAATCTTAATTGATTTCCTTGCGTTAGTGGTTTGGTTTTTGGCCGCTTTCGCAA